GATGATGCTTTAGGGCGTCCAGTAAGCAAATTTGTGCCTGCTGAAAACTTGGTTGTGCCATATGACGCCAATGATCTGGAAACCTGCCCGAATATTACCAACGTTGTGCGTATGTCACTTAATGATTTGCGAAAACAACAGGTAGCAGGGTTCTATCGGGACATACCGGTGCTTCCTTCACAGGCTCATTCAGACAGTTTGACCGATGAAGAGGACTATTTAAGCGGGATTCAGCCGTCAAACATTGAATATGACTGCACTTTACTGGAATGTCATGTCGATTTAGACCTTCCGGGGTACGAAGACAAGGACGAAAACGATGAAGAGACCGGAATTAAGGTCCCCTACATTGTAACAATCAGTGAAGATAACGGTCAGGTGCTGTCTATCCGCCGTAATTACGGTGAAAATGACCCGTTAAAGGCTAAAACGCAGTATTTTGTCCACTATAAGTTCCTTCCGGGCTTCGGATTTTATGGAATGGGCTTGATTCACACCATTGGTGGCCTTTCTAGGACTGCAACTGCTGCATTAAGGCAATTAATTGATGCTGGAACCCTTTCTAACCTCCCAGCAGGCTTTAAAGCCCGTGGTTTGCGTATTAGGGACGATGATGACCCTCTACAGCCCGGAGAATTCAGGGACGTAGACGCCCCCGGAGGAGCTATCAGGGACAGTTTACTGCCTTTACCCTTCAAAGGCCCGGATAGCACGTTATTTCAGCTTTTAGGCTTTGTTGTAGACGCTGGAAGACGTTTTGCCACTATAACTGACATGAAAGTGGGTGATGGCAACCAGCAGGCTGCTGTCGGTACTACTTTAGCTATGCTTGAACAGGGAACTCGCGTAATGAGTGCGGTTCATAAGCGTATGCACTACGCCATGAAAGTAGAATTTAAGATTTTAGCCCGGGTAATGGCCGAAAGCCTGCCTCCTGTATACCCTTATTCGGTTGCTGGAGCAGATCAACAGGTAAAAGCGCAAGACTTTGATGATCGCGTAGACGTTTTACCTGTATCCAATCCTAACATTTTCTCTCAAAGCCAGCGTATTACACTGGCTCAGACAGAACTTCAGCTTGCTATGCAGGCCCCCGAGCTGCACAACATGCCTGAAGTCTACCGTCGTGTGTACGATGCGATGGGAGTGCGGGATATTGATAAGATCCTGATTTCGGAAACGCCAGACGATATTCTTCCAAAAGATCCTTCCATGGAAAACATGGATGTCTTGGAAAATGGCGCACTTCGAGCTTTCAAAGGACAAAATCATCAAGCACACATGATGACTCACCTGTTGTTTATGACGGGTGGTGTAGCCGCGCAAAACCCACAGATTCAATTGAAACTAACCAAGCATTTAACAGAACATGTGCGGTTGCAGGCGGAGGAGCAGGCGGAGCAAATGTATGCACAGCAAAACCCCAACGCTGGTCAACAGGATTTGTCTCAAGATTTGCAGTTCCAAGCACTGGTTGCCCAGATGGAAGCACAAGGAACGCAGCAGTTGCGTGAAATGGGAATGCAGATAGCTGGTCAACAACAAGGAGAACAGCAACAGCCTGATCCGTTAATCGCTTTGAAACAACAAGAGCTTCAGATCAAGCAAGCACAGGTCCAAGGCGATCTTCAAAAGGATCAAGCAGAGCTTGCTATGGATCAACAGCGTATGCAGAATAAAGCTTCTGAGTTCCAGCAGCGGTTGGCTAGTCAGGAACGCATGACTGATGCCAAGATTGATGCGGCACGGGAAAGAGAAATTTTACGACAAAGAGGTAAGCAATGAGCGCAGTTAAAATACACGGGGCACCAATAAAGGAACCACCTAAACCTGTAGCTAAAGCTATTATACAGGGACAAGGCAGTATTCCTTATCCTACGCCTAAAGAAGAAAAAACCCCTAACGTTAGCGAAGGCAAGATTTTTCGTGGTAAAAAACGAGGAATGGGTGCGGCAGAAAGAGGTAGTCGCTACATAAGCTGCTAATGTTTAACCTCTAGCATCGAATCAAATGAATGAAAGGCACAATACTAGCTTTCATGTTGATTACGGTTATAGAGGGCAATGTAGCGCAGGGTTCAGATCAAATGTTGTTTCGGGACATACATCGTTGCCAACAGTTTGCTTACTGGATAGAGCATAATTGCCGAGATGTTCGTTGTAGAGGCGGCATCAAGCAACACAACATAACAGCATATTGTAAACCCGTTATAACAGCCTCTAACCAAAAATTCTGGGATTAAACATGAGCGTATACAGCGGTTTATTTTACATTCACGAAGAAAAACGGTTTGCTCGGTGGGAAGAGTACATCGAGTTTTATCGTCAACAACGGTTAAAAGATAATGGCTAAAAAGTTACAACACGATTCAGTGTGGGCTAAATATGACATCGACAACGATGGCACCGTTAGTGATGAGGAGCTTGAACGCGCCACTCAAATGCTTGAGCTTGATTTACGAGAAGAAAAGCAAGACTCTCAGCGTCGAATAGCTTGGGTCGCTATGTCTTCCATGGTTTTGTATTCACTATTACCGCTGTTACCTTTTGTCCCAGAAGCTCGTCTATCAACCTTGTCTTCACTGAGTGATATGCTGTTCCTTAGTCAAGCCAGCATAATAGGTCTTTACTTCGGCGCAACGGCCTATATGTCGCGTAAACCGTAGAGGTTTACCATGATAATTGAATCAGTGGCAGCGGCAGGGGCAATCCTGTCTACAATATCCACCGCCATAAATAAACTAAATGAAGTCGGAGATGGGGCTGCGAAAGCAGTTGAGTTGATGCAAGGGTTTTCTGATGCGTTGGATTCCTTTGAGCGTGAGAAGAAAGACTCGGTTATTAACAACCTTAGCTCACAGGAGCTTTTAAAATTGGAATCAATTAAACATAGAAGAGATCAATGGGAAAAATCACTGCATGATATGTTGGTAATCCATGATCCAGCCTTGTTACAACGATGGGAAGATGCTAAGGCAAGGCAGAAGGCTAACCACAAACGACAGATGGAAGCTATCAAAGCTAGGGCCGCTGCTAGAAAGAAGATGATTAGGCAAATATGGCTTATAATGGGGGTGACCGCAATCGGCCTATTATGTGCGTTTATACTTATTGGAGGGATCATACTGATTTTTAAGTGATGGGATTTAAATTGAGTATTGGTTTAGGTATCGCCCTTGTTCTTCTAGCCGGGTCTTTTAAAATGTATTATGACAAGTCACAAGCTGAACTAGAGGCGTTTCAAATAAGGTTAGAGCGGTCTATTCAGAACCAAAAGCTGCTTGAAAGCACTATTGAAGAACAAAACGACAACCTGAAACAAACTATTAAAAACCATGACCTTATGCTTGCTCAAGTAGAACGATTGCAAAAAGAAAACATGGAAGCGCAGAACGAGGTCACCGATATCAGAAAAAAGTTTTCGCGGCACTCACTCGATGTGCTGTCAGTCAGGAAGCCTAAACTTATTGAAAACATCATAAACAAAGGCACAAAGCAGGTGCTAAATGATCTTAAAACAATCACCAACCCGTACCAATTTGATGAAGCTAAGCCTATTACTAATACTTCTGCTGGTTAGCGGATGTTCTATGTTCGGGCCAAGTCGGGATATTCCTGAAGTTAAACCCGTTGAAGTAGTAACGGTTGTTAAGAAAGCCCCTGTTTATCACCCGCCTTTACCTAATGAAATAGACCCGGTGCCCGTAGAATGGACCGTGTTAAATCCTGAATTAATGCAGGATTATCTTGACGATTTAAACGAAGGCAACGCGCCTACAAATGTCTGGTACGCCCTTACAACCAAGGGTTACGAAAATCTTTCTACCAATATGGCTGAAGTAAAAAGATATTTAAGACAGGTGTTGAGTATTTTAAAATATTACAAAGAACTGGATGAAAAGGAGCCTGAAACTAATGAGTGAAAAGCTAAGAGAAATGCTTAGAAGACACGAAGGGGTTAAAAACTTTGTGTATCTATGTAGTGAAGGTTACGAAACAATAGGCGTAGGCCGAAATATCGCAGACTCTGGCTTGGGTCTTTCTGATGATGAAGTTGATTACCTGTTAGATAACGATATCAAACGTGTAAAAGAAGAACTTTCCGATGAGTATTACTGGTTTGGTGGGCTTAATGAAGCAAGGCAACACGCCATGATAGACATTTCCTTTAATCTTGGTCAGACCAGATTAAGAGGATTTAAAAAAGCTCTTGATGCTATGGCTACTGAAGACTTTGATAAAGCTGCCGATGAATTCATGGACAGTAGGTGGGCGGAACAAGTTAAGAGTCGCGCACCAGAAGTTACTGAAATGATACGAACAGGAGAATACGCTTAATTATGTATAAGATGTGGTAAGATTGTATTCGATGATGTAATATCTTGCTACATGAGTGAAATCGATGTAGTTCAGTACACGCAAAAAGTCATTCGTGAGCGACAATCGCAAATAAATGACGTGTTGATCGGAGGCTCTGTTAAAAATATGGAACAATACCGAGAATGCATGGGTGAACTACGCGCCTTAGAATATGTTTTGGGAGAAATCTCAAGAATGTTAGAAAATCAGGAATTAATAGATGGCTGAAGCTTCAGAAGAAAAATCCGGTATTTTAGACGACTGTTATGTTGCTCCAGAAGACCGCGTGTTAGACCCTTCCCTCATTGATTCATCTGCAATAGATAGACTTCCCCAACCTACCGGTTGGCGTCTTCTAATCTTACCTTTTAGACCACCCAATAAAACAACGGGTGGCATTTATCTTCCCGATAAAGCTGTGGATGATTCGGCAATACAAACTAACGTAGGTTACGTTTTAAAACTGGGACCTCTTTGCTACAAAGATCAAGAAAAGTTCCCGGGAGAACCTTGGTGTGCTGAAAAAGATTGGATCATCTTTGCTCGTTACGCCGGTTCTCGCTTTCGTTTAAACGAAGATACTAAAGCCGCTTTTGGTAGTGAGGTTCGGATTTTAAACGATGACGAAGTGTTAGCTGTTATTCAAGATCCAAACGATATTTTCCACAACTAAGGACAAGATCTATGGCAAAGACCGCCCATGAGGCCGATGACGGCCAAGTAAATTTAGATTTTGATGAGGAACCGCAAGAAGTAGTACTTCAAGAAGAAGAGGTTACTGCGGAAAAACAAGATGCTTCTGAAGCTGTAGTAGAAACTGCACCAGAAGAAGACGAGGTTTCTCAACAAAGCAAAAAAGTTCAAAAACGTATTAATCAGCTTACTAAACGAGCTAAAGAAGCGGAAAGGGAGCGTGAAGAAGCTTTCCGTTATGCTCAAGCTGTGCAGCAAGAGAGCGAAAAGCTTAAAAGCCGTATGAACAATCTCGATAAAAACTATATCGATGAGTACGGTAATCGTGTTATGGCGGAGCAGCAACAAGCGCAAGAAGAATTGAGAAAAGCTATTGAAATGGGCGACACAGATGCTTCTGTGGCAGCTCAAACCAAGATATCTCAATTGGCGGTGGCAGCAGATCGTCACCAACAAGCAAAAGCGCAACGCGAACGACAGCAGGCTACAACAGAAACGCAGCCAGCCCCTGAGTTTAATGTTCCACAACAATTAGCGCAGCCGACGCAGCCAGCTCCACCACAAGAACCCGACCCTAAAGCAGAAGCTTGGGCGGAAAATAATTCTTGGTTTGGCGATGATTACACCATGACGTTTGCTGCTTTTGGGTTACACAAGAAAATGGTCGAAGAAGAAGGGTTTGACCCGAAGAGCGACGACTATTATGATGAACTAGATTCAAGGATGAGAGAGGAATTTCCTCATAAATTTAATGAAGAGGAAACTACTACAACAACACCGCGCCGTACCGCTCAGACAGTCGCCAGTGTTTCTCGTTCTAGCTCATCTGGGCGCGGCAAAAAGGTTCGACTCTCCCCGAGCCAAGTTACGATTGCCAAACGACTGGGAGTGCCACTCGAAGAATACGCTAGATACGTGAAGGAGTAATATATGTCTGATGTTTCAAATGAAGAAATGGCGGCGATTAAAAAGACTTCTCGCGCAAAATCAAATAGGTCAGCTACGGAAAGGCGTAAGCCGTGGCAACCACCGTCTAAATTAGATGCCCCTGAAGCACCGGAAGGGTTTAAACATCGTTGGATTCGTGCAGAAGTACGTGGTTTTGATGACAGAACCAACATTTCTGGCCGACTCCGAGAGGGCTATGAACTAGTCCGCAAAGATGAATACCCTGATTTTGAAGCTCCTGTTATGGACTCCGGTAGATACGAGGGTGTATTTGGTGTAGGCGGGCTGCTTCTTGCAAGAATACCGCTAGAAACGGTTGAAGAGCGGACTGATTATTTTAGAAATCGTCACGCTGATCAACTGGAATCCCTTGATTCGGATATGATGCGAGAAAACGCGCACTCAACAATGGTGATTGACAAACCTGATCGTCAATCACGTGTAACTTTTGGTGGTCCACGTAAGTAAGGTAAGGTAACTTTATGGCAAATCAAGAAACCGCTTACGGTCTGCGTCCTATTGGACTAACAGGCAGTGCTACAAATTCAACTGGTTTGACGAAGTACGAAATTGCTTCTGACAACACAAACGCTATTTTTCAATACAGCTTGGTTGTACCAACTTCCTCTGGTGTTATCGACCAAGCTGGTGCTACGAGCGGCGGTACTACCGCTGCTTTAGGCGTTTTGATGGGCGTAGAATATGTAGATTCTTCCTCAAAAAAGACTGTATTTAGAAATTTTTGGGCTGGGTCAAGCAACGTCAGCGTTGATACAAATCATCCTATCAAAGCCCTTGTTGCTGACAACCCCATGCAAACTTTCCAAGTTGCAAGCGATGCGTCTTTGACTAATCGCGCAACCGCTTTGGCTGGTGTTTTTGCTAACGCAAGCTTAGGAACGTCTGCAAGGACAGGCTCAACTGACACGGGTCGCTCGAATTCGGCGTTGTCTGTGTCCTCAATTGCAACAACCGCTACGTTGCCGCTTAAAATCATGGGTATTGTCGATGACGAGGCAAACAGTGATTTTACTGCAGCAGGTATTCCGTTGATTGTGAGGATTAACGCACACTACAACTCTCCGAATGCGCGATTCGATTCTCAAACCACTGCCACAACAACCGGCATATAAGTTAGGAGGTAATCATGGCTATTACTCGCGCACAATTGGCGAAGGAGCTTGAACCCGGCTTAAATGCTTTGTTCGGGCTGGAATATGATCGTTATGACAACGAAAGCGGAGAAATCTTTGAAGAAGAGTCTTCGGATCGAGCCTTTGAAGAAGAGGTAATGTTGTCAGGCTTTGGAACTGCTCCTGTTAAATCAGAAGGCAGTGGCATTTCATTCGATGACGCGCAGGAAACTTATACTGCTCGTTATACGCATGAGACCATAGCGTTGGCATTTTCGATTACAGAAGAAGCTATCGAAGATAACCTTTATGACCGACTAGCTGCACGTTATACCCGTGCGTTGGCTAGATCGATGTCTCAAACTAAGCAAATCAAAGCTGCTGCCATTCTGAACAATGCTTTTACAGCAGGTGCTTCAGCTATTGGTGATGGCGTTGCATTATGCTCTTCGTCTCATCCTTCTCTGTCTGGTGACCAGCGTAACTTGCTGTCTACTGCGGCAGACTTGAACGAGACGTCTTTAGAGCAAATGCTCATTGACATTGCTGGGTTTACTGATGAGCGCGGCTTAAAAATTGCTGTTCGTGGAATGAAGCTAATCATTCCTAAAGAACTTCAGTTTATTGCTGAGCGAGTTTTAAACTCAAATTTACGACCCGGAACTGCGGATAATGATATTAACGCATTAAAGTCTATGGGTATGCTGCCTGATGGAGCGGTTGTTAACCACTTCTTGACAGACACCGATGCGTATTTCATTAAAACTGATGCGCCTAACGGCTTCAAAATGTTCCAAAGAACCCCCATTCGCACTGCGATGGAAGGGGATTTTGATACCGGCAACATGCGGTTTAAAGCCCGCGAAAGATATTCTTTCGGGGTTTCTGACTGGCGTGGAGTGTTCGGTACACCCGGAGCGTAACGAAAGCATAGGGGCAACGTTGTTGCCCCTTTCTTTTTTGGGTATAGTTAAATTTAATTCTGGGAATAAAAAGCTCTAGCGACTGTCCCAGCAGACGCTTACGAAGACACTAGAGCAAATCCTTTCGTAAGGGGGTATTAAAGTGGCACAGACAACTTTTTCTGGTCCTGTTCGATCATTAAGTGGTTTTATAAGTGCGGGTGCTGACAGTGTAGTCAGTTTAACGGCAGATACAACGTTAACCGTTGCTGCTCACGCAGGAAAACTATTGTTATGTAACGACGCAGATGGCAAATTTACGTTGCCTTCTATTGTTACTACTACACCGGGAGATTCCACAGATCCCAATCAAACCAATAACTTAGGTGCAACTTTTACTTTTTTGGTAATTACTGCAGCTACAGATATGGATATTTTAACTGACGGCACAGACAAATTTGTCGGCGGGCTTTATTTAGGCAAAAGCGATGCGGCAGGAAAGACGTTCTTTTCTGGGGCATCAAACGACGTTATTACAATGAACGGCAGCACCACAGGTGGAATTGCTGGAACCGTGGTCACAGCGTACGCAGCGGCCAGTGCTAAATACGTTGTTTCAGGAATTGTTCTTGCTTCCGGTACAGTCACCACTCCATTTGCCGACGCATAAGGGGGTAATTTATGGCTGATGCAGTAACATCTCAGACATTAGTCGATGGGCCGAAATTTGCTGTTTTGAAGCTTACTAATATTTCTGATGGAACCGGCGAATCAGCGGTTACAAAAGTAGATGTTTCCGCTTTAGCGACCAGTGCTGATGGTGACACTTGCACAAGTGTTACCATCGACAGAATTTGGTGGCAGTGTATTGGTATGAAGGTGCAACTTTTATTTGATGCGTCTACGGACGCTTTTATAATTGAGTTGGGCGAAAACCAAAGCGGGGACCATGATTACAGTTCTTTTGGTGGACTTACCAATAATGCCGGGTCCGGTAAAACAGGCGATGTTAATTTTACAACTGTGGGTGCAAGCAGTGGTGACACATACACGGTCATTTTGTACATGCGTAAAGGTTTTGACTAGTGGCCTCTGTAAAAAACGTAAAAAGATTACCTTCGGGTCGTTTAGAGTACCGTGGCGAAACTTTTTCTGGGTATAACCAGCCAAAACGTTCAAAAGGGGGTTCTAAAAAATCTGTTGTATTAGCCAAAAAAGGCGACCAAGTTAAAATGGTTCGTTTTGGCGATCCCGACATGACTATTAAAAAGAACCAACCGGCGCGACGAAAAAGCTTTAGAGCGCGACATAATTGCGATACAGCCAAGGATAAGTTTAGTGCCCGTTATTGGTCTTGCGAGGCGTGGTAAATGAACAGAGCGTCTATGCCAAGAGGCTTGACTTATTACCGTAAAGGCGGAGGGGTTTCAAAAAAAAGCAAAGGCAGCAAGATTTGTCCTGCTGGAAAAGCTTGGGCAAAGCGCACTTTTGATACCTATCCGTCTGCTTACGCAAATATGGCAGCGTCTAAGTACTGTAAAGATCCTAATTACGCAAAAAAATCCAAAAGGAAAAAAACCTAATGGGTGCGTTAAAAAAATGGCGTGATCAAAAATGGGTCCGTATTGATAGCAGCGGTAACATTGTTGGAGAATGCGGAACGTCTAAAGACAAAAAAAATCCAGATCGTTGTTTACCGTTAGCTAAAGCCCGTTCGTTAAGTAAATCAGAACGCGCAGCTACTGCTAAAAAGAAAAAACGAGAAGGTAAAAAAGGTAAAACTGTTGTTAAAAATACTAAAAGAGCAACGGTGAAAAACATGTCTCGTGGCGGCGGTGTTCGTCAGGAGATTGCAAAAGGATGCGGTGCTGTCTTAAATAACCGCCGTAAAATTACTAAACATATGTGAGGTGTCTATGCCGGGTTCAAGAGTAAAATTAGGGAATGGTGCGCCAAAAAGACAAAAAAACAAAGGCGGCACAAAGAAAAAGCGCATGATGAATAAAGGCGGTGCTGTAAAGAAAAAGCAAATGCAAAACAAAAACAGTCCAGTTAAAAAGCGCATGATGAATAAAGGCGGTGCTGTTAAAAAAGGCCAGATGATGAATAAAGGCGGCACAAAGAAAAAGCGCATGATGAATAAA